CTAGGCCGTATTTGGTGCCACGAACGCATACGAATCTGCGTACCAGAAGCCCTCCTGCGGTATTAACCAGCTAATGGCATACAAGTCGGATGATTTACCCACGTCAATGCCAATCCAGGCACGTTGGCCGTCAATATTAATTGGATCCACGCAAGCGGCGTTCCAGGTGTCAATATCCATATACGAATCTTCTTCTGCCTGGCGCCACATATTGTAATTCTTGACCAAGACAGCGTTCCGCGTGCCCTTTTCTTTAGCCTCAGTCCAGCGCTTGCCAAGATAGCCGTAAACCTGATCTTGCAGCTCTGGTATGGCAAGGATCGGGTTAGATTTAATCCACATTGACTTGTCGTCTACTTCGGCCGCGTCGTCTTGCTCGGCGATATAAGCAAAGTAGGTGTCGTCCACAACCTCACCACTTAAAACCTTAGTAGCGTACGGATACTCAATCGTATGCATCGGCGCATTAAGGTCAAATCCAGCGGTTGAAATAATGAGAATCAGCGAATTATCAAGCAAGGCCTGACCGGATTCCAACAGTTCCATCATTTCAGTGGTCTTTGGAAGCGGCGTATTCATCTAAGATTCCAACGTGCGGTTCGAAACCATCGACCGTCCCTGTGTCGCGCGAGAGAGCGCGTACGTAAGAATATCGTCCAGGTTGTCAATGACGTCGCGCATCACCTTAGTCCCGCGTTAATATCACCTTCACGTGACCGTAAGGCATTCAACCGTTCTTGATCATCGTAAAAACGATATTAGCTGCTTGCGGTCGTTGGCCGTACAGAATATCTGACGTGAGAATTCTGGTGAATTACCCATCAGGAACTCATACAGAGCCACACCGGAAATCAGAATCGACTTACATTCTTACGAGCCATTGAAAGCATAGCTTTGCGAAATCGGCGCTTAGTAGCATCTTCTTTTTCCACCACCGACATGTTGGCGATGATGAAACGCTGGAAGTCGGCCAATGGATAGGCTCGCATGGTCTTAGGGTCGGGAAGAATCTCCATGAATTGAATTACCCGGTTTGCCCGTTCAACATCGTAAAAGTAAGGAAATCATCGCTTTCGGACGCTTTTAAGTCGTTTAAGTAGCGTTTAGCAGCTAAATAACCTTTTTCCCGGCTGTTCTCTCGCCACTAATCACGCTTTCAGCGTATTGCTTAGCATAGTCGATCATGAAATACCATACTTCTCTCTAAATGATTCCTTTCTCTTACCCTCGTCGGCCTTTGGCATATTCATTTGCATTCGGCTATTGACGTTCAAGCCTAAGTCACTACCAGCGATTTGATGTTTTTAGTCGCTTTATCTAGCGTCCGGACTAACCGTTCCCGCTCGTCTGGATCACCCACAAATGGAGAGTGCGGGACGTATCCTTATAAATTGAATACCAGGTGCAGTAATTCTCAAGTTCGGCGTGGTCTAGATCACGCAACGACAAATCACCAATTGCCTGGATAATGCGCCGGTACTCTGCCTTAGCATTCTTATCTAGATACTTCGGCGGTGACTTCTGTAATTCTGGATAGCCATCTTTGGCGAGAAATTCAGCCTTATATTTAGCCTCCTGTTCAACTATCCGCAGATGACCGGTTGATTGACTTAATAATTTTTGTTTTCTTGCCAAAATCTCACCTCCGTGCTACGCTTAAGTCAATAAAACCGCTGGTCATTTTTTGGCCGGCGGTTTTTTGTTGTGGTCTCATAAACAAAAATTGTTGGAATTTTGCATGTAAAAAGGTCGATGTGCGTTCTCGAGTCTTTAAAATGTACCCCCCGTTCGTTTTTGAGGGGGGCATAGCGGTTTTTTACGCGCCGGAAGTGTTCAAAGTTCGCGTTTTTGAACTGATTTTGATCTCATTGAATGCGATCGTTTGTCCACGTTCTTTTAGTCTTTGTTCACAAACTGCTGAATCAGTATCAATCAAGATATGATCAATGTGATGATAGTTAGCTAACAGTCCATCGATCCGCTCATCTGGTAATGTCTAATGATCCAACGTTATTGAATGTTTGCTCAGCCTTAAGCTTGCGTAGCATCTGATCAAGGAACAGCGTAATGTAGTCGTGCACGTCATAGTTGCGTGATCGACTAGGCAAACCAGTCAGTGTCTGCATTAACTCATCATAATCATAGATTAGATCATGATCGGTCATGTGACGCTTAACGTATGTTGATTACCACTCGCAGGCAATCCACACACAATCTTTATCTCCATGTAACGCTCGCTTCCTTTGTGATGCTTCATCCATTCCCGCTTGGTCTTGACCTTGTGACACGCACGACAGAGTGATTGAAGGTTGTCAGGATTCAGTCGGTCGTCCCAGTCGTCTTTGCTAGGGATGATGTGATCACCAGTTCAGCAGCCAGTCCACAGCGTTGACACAAACCGAAATCCCTTTCCAAGATCTGTTCGCGCATCTTGCGCCAATTAGATGTCTTGTAGAACCTCACATACTCGTCGTCGGCTACCTTACGATGATAGTTGTACGCTTGGTAGTTGTCGTGTCGCACCCTAGTATCGTAATCAACTATGGCCGGCTTGCCGTTAACAAACGACAGCTTGGTTGGCTTCACGGTATCACCCCTATTATTTTATGTATCAAAAACCACCGGAGGAACCGGTGGCGAAAAAGCTTGTCATCGCGGACGATCTGGCGGCTGGAATCGAACCAGCGCTCCCATTGTTAATTTTGGACGCACTCAGTATTGGAAATTGGGAGCTGACCACACGCCAGATAAGGATAGCAGATCGGTAAGGGAGGTTTATCACCTCCATTTTTAAACCAGTCGATTTCGATGGGTTTGAAATTAATACATAACATGCCGTTTTGGTTGACTTTCAATTAAGGCCAATTTATTCTATAGGTGTTCAAGGGTTATCCAGTTAATAACCTTTAGGTCGCTGGCGAAAAACAGTGACCCTTTTTACTCGAACAATTACGGTTCACAATTATTTTTATCAGGAGGCTACAAAATGAGTTTAGAAGACAAAACTAAGAACGCCAAAGATAAAGTTAGCGGCAAGGCTAAGGAAGTTGAAGGCAAAGCAACCGGTGACAAAATCCGTGAATCCCAGGGCAAGGCTGAAGGCTTAGTTGGCAAGGCTAAGGATAAGTTAGCTGATGCCAAAGATAAGGCTAAAGATGCTGTTGACAATCAGAAAGATAAATTTGACAAGTAACATTCTTTGAAGGCGTGATCGCCTTCTTTTTTTATTTTATATTTTCCTAACTATCCAAATAATAATTAATGCAAGAGGCAAAGTTGAACCCAGAGTAAGTGCCAATCCAACGGGGACTTAATCATTCTTTTTGACAATACCAGTATATGCCATTTTATCCCCGTGTGGTCTCCGTTCGATTCCCGATTCATCCCCGATTCATCCCGATTTTAAGTAGACGTGAAAATCAGGAATTAATTGACGATCAACACGGTATACTGCACACTTTGGCTCAATGATATCCGCGAAATCAAGGCAGGCCCGCTCTTCTAGTGCCTTATAGCCATCATCACTGTATCGTTCTAGCTTCGGAGCCAGCTCTTTAATGTACATACGATCTCTAAGACCTGGTAAAAAGCGTTCTTTCAGAATGACTCTGGACGAATACCGACAACTTTGAATGGCCTCACGAACGGCGTAAACCGCATGTAAGCAGTCGGCAATGTCGGCCAGCCGATAATCAGTCGAGTTAAAGACCGAGCTGCCTTTGATTCCAGTGATATCTAATTGTGGCGATCGCAAGCCATAGTTGCCCGCTCTCAAACAGATCCCTTCAAATTGGTCATCGTCCCAAAAGAAATGACGCACTTTGTCAATTGTTGCTTGTTTATCAATTTGCGGAAAAAGTTCCATGAAGTGCACTCCTAATAATTAGATTGATATTTGTTTTAAGATCACCCATGCATGGCGCTCTTTTCTTATCACCTTTTCAGCTGTTCGTTTTCGAATGCCCACTCTTCTAGCCATAGCCAGATTGTTTTTGGCGATTGGTTCACAATGTTCCCAATCAAAGTCGGCGAGAAATAATATTTGTTATATAACATCAACTTGAATTCCGTCTTGGCTTCTTCATCGTCTAGCGGGATCGATGCATATTGCCGGCGGAAATCCTGCGTGATCTCTTCCCATGTCTGATTACGTTGGCACATCATGATTTTACGGATACTGATGAATTTCTGTTCATGCTCCCTGCGGCACTTAAGATGTTCCGCTTGGACTTGTTGTTCACTTCGCCTTAATGCGTCACGAAATTTCATCACTTCAAGATTATATTTTGAGCGCTCTAACCAGCTTAACTGGCGGTTCTCTCTCTCAGCTGAGAACTTGCTTTCTATCGCTTCTAGTAACTCTGGGGTTAAGAAATCAGTCATCATTTAGCTCCTTGCCTGGTAGTAATTCCACAGTGGATTGCGGTAGCTCGCGTCTGTTCCGCTGATACTCGTCCCAATCAATTGCCGCTAGTAGGCTTCTTGTCACTAGGTTGGCCATTGCTATCCTCCTCATTCAGTTGACGCCCGCAAAATGGGCAATATGGCACTTTTAAAACGTTGATAATTTCTAATGTGGTTTCAGTAATCGGGCCCTCGCCAAGCACATTTGAAACGCCCACATGATAAAGACCCTCGCTAAAACTTACTCCCCTACCAGTTGAAATGAATGGCTTATGTTGCTTATGGCAGTACGGGCAATTTTTCTGCTTTTCAGTTAGTTTCACAATTCGTTCTCCTTACTGCGCCTTATCGTCCATGATTGATTGCTTCATCCATTCGTCCCATTCTTCTTTGGCGTCGGCTTCTGAGTAAGGATCAACGTCGTCGTAATCCAAAAACTTGTCCATTAAATCGCCTCCAGTTCACTGCTTAAATCCATACCCAATCAGTCCTTCTTTAACGATTTTTGCTGGTCACAGTTATCTACACAGCATTTAATTGTGTAACCTTGACGCATACGTTTTGCACTTTGTCGTATACGTCCATATACATTTCGCCTTTATCGCCGTTAAACGTGCACTCAAAATAATGATTGGTAAAGCGTGTACCTAACAGTGCCTTGTGGTTCTGCAAGGTCTTAGAGTACCAAACAACGAAAATATCATCGGTACTGATACCGTCCATATTTTCAGCATTGTGCCCCAGCCATTGCTGAACTTTAAACTTTGCAAAATTGATAAATCTTTGATTAGTCATTGTTGCTAGTTCCCTCAGAAACGCATACAACATACTATCCATTTCTCTTATCACTCCTAAATTCATCTAAGCTAACGCCTAAGGCATCAGCTATTTTGACCATGTTTGTAAAGCTAGGTTCTGATATTCCTCTGCTATACGAGTAAAGGGTGTTATCTAATATTCCCGTTAGCTTTGATAAACGATATATCGACATTGACTGTTTATCTAATTGTTTTTGAACTAAATTCCACAACATATAGTCGTTCATCCTCTTTTTAACCACAAAATAATGTGGTATAGTTATTTTCGCAATTAATAATAAAACTCCTTTTGAATAATTAATTGCGATCTAATCACAGGTGAGGTGATATTCATGAGTAAGCCATATATGTTAACCTACGATTTAAACAATCCCGGACAAAATTACGAAGAATTACGTAAAGTTATTGAAAATGAAATTTCAAGTGGTGCTTGGTGCCATTTTTGGGACTCTACATACCTTCTTCGTTCCAATAATTCTGCATCCGAAATTGTTGATAAACTGCGAAGTATCATTGATGATACTGACCGTTTGTTTGTATCAGAAGTCAAAACTGGTTCAGACGCAAATTATTCTGGTTGGTTAACTGATAAGCAGTGGTCATATATCAAAGATAATATTTTAGGATTTTAAAGCCTATCAAATTCTTCTTTTGTCATAGGTCTTTTACTAGCCCGGTCTCCTTTCGAGGAGGCCTTTTTTATTACAAAATCATATTCTTGTAAATCGCCTTTGTTAGACCGGCGAACCTCACATAGCTCGTACTCGCCAGTTAAAACACAACTAATAAGTTCTAATAAAATTTCTTTTTTGGTCATTATTTACCTCCAGTTCACTTGCTTCCACTTTTTCGATCAAGGCGTGGTTGTCTGCGTCCCACAGGTCAACCGTGCCGTCTTGCCAAGTCGAATGAATCGTAAATGCTACCTTGCGCCACTTGACCCGGTCACCTGGCCATAAGTTAATCGTCGTCATGTTCTAACCTCGCATATCGTCTAGTCCTTCGAAGTAAATCGTGTTGCCTTTGCGTTTGGTAATTAGCCGACTAATTAGTTTTGGGTTGTACATTTGCACCAAATCGCCTGATGTGTTGTTAGTCGTAACAATCGTTGACCCGCGATGCGCATTTTCGTACTCGTCATATCTGGCGTCGGCTACTTCATACAGCCACTCTTGCATATCCTTTCGGACCGGTTTGAAGTGCGTTTTTCCTGTATTTTCGTTGTAAATCTTCATCCCGGCTTCTGTTCCAAAGTCATCAATGATCAATATCGGCGCTTGCTTGGCCTTTTTCTGTAAATCTTTGAGCTTATGGCCGACTTCCGGATTATCGAACCGTTCATTAAACATTCCAAATAGCTTCATCGTTGAAATAAACAGATACGGTTTCTCGGCGTTCTTAAATACCTTGTCAGCAATTGCCAACGCTAGACTGGTTTTCCCAGTTCCTGGTTCGCCAACCATCAGTACGTTAAACTGCTCACCGGCAATCATTCTTTTAGCCAGCTTCCAGGCGCTGTTGCCAACTTCCCGCGCTAATTGAGTATTGGTTTGCATGTCAGGCTCCCATCGCTCAAAGGTAAAATTCAAAGGTCGCGAACCTGACCAGATAGAATCTTGCAGCCAACTTTTGACTTTTTGCTGGCGGTTTTGTTGGTTCCACTTGCTAATCAAACGCTGCTCACGTTCTTCCTTACGTTTCTTCATCTCCGCAAAGGCTGCTGGATCCTTCGTAGGATCACGGCCCTGCTCTCTCATCATTGCCACAATGTTCGGTGGCAAACTCAATTCTTCCATGTTGCCTCCTAGAATTGATAACCCTTAGCACGGTTCGGCTGTTGATTCATGATTGGCGTTGCATATTCATCGTCAAACCGGCCATTAAACCACGTGCTTCCGTTCATTGGTTTTTTCCATTGGTTAGCCGCTAGGTCTTGCTTGTAAGCCACTAGCTTTTTCATCAGATACTCATCTGTGTGCTCCTTTGATTCTTTTCGCCATTTCTTGTAGTGGCGAAAAGCTTCTTTCTTTCCAGCTTTATTTGGGTATTCTTTCCAGATTGCCTCAAATTTTTCGGACAAATGGTCGTCGGCCTTTGCCGGCGATGAAGTATATATATCTCTATCCTTACCTATCTCTAACCTATCCTTACCTAACCTAACCTGAGTATCCAAACTGGATACATTCTGGATACAGTTTGGATCCATAGCCTTAATCCGTTGGTACTGCTGGTTTTCGTTAACTTCCAATTCCCGTTTATGGTCGGTGTAGATAGTTGATCGATACCGATCTTTTTGGATGTAATTGTGTACTCGCCAATCTCTTATTACGGTTACTCCATCCTCAAAAACAAGGATTAACTGTTTAGCTGCTAACAGCTTTAAATCGTCGTCACTGGCGCCGACCATACGCTTAACGGTCTTAACATTGCCTAAAAAGCCGTCATCGTCCGCGTGCATGTTAAGGTGGAAATAAAGGTTTTGCGCGCTGGCTGGCATATCAAGAAAGATATCCGTATCAGTAATTTTCTTGCTAAACATCCGTCGTTGTGCCATTCAATCACTTCCCTCTAATACGGAAAATTGCTGTTGTTAAACTGTTGCTGGTTAAATTGTCCTTGTGGTTGGGCTGGTGCTTGGTAGCTCTGCTGGTTTGTTTGTGGGGTTTGTTGTTGGGAACCACCGCTGTTTTGTGGCGGTAAAACGACGAAATCCACGTGGTCAGAATTGACGTCCAGGTTGATTCCCTGCTCACCATCTTTACGCTGGTAAACCCGGGTTTGGCTTAGCGTGCCGGATACCATCACCGGCGTGCCTTTGTGGAGGTAGTTCATGGCCCACTGACCACGATTACCCCACACGGCAACGCGATAAAAGATCGTCGGTGCATCCCGCCGACTGCCATCAACGGCCACGTTAAAGTTGACGACTTGATAATTACCAGCTTGATTCTTCTGTGGTTCGCCGGTTAGCCGGCCTTGAAATTGGATTGTTGCTTCACTCATTTAGTCCACCTCAATATCTGTTACGTGCTGGAATCCAGAAAGCTCCTTCATCGCCCGGCAATATTCACACTTCCCACAGTGCTTCGGCGCTACTTCACCGTTCATGATTTGCCAGTGCCGGTCTTGGTTTTCCTTGATCTCATCAATCGCTTCTTGCATTAAAAACTTGGTATCGCCTTGAAAGTCAAAGGCGCCTTTATCTGGTGGTGTTTGCTTGCTAACCGCGAACAAGTACGGTTGGCATTGCTTACCAAAGGTTTGTTTGATCAACTCTTGGTAAATCGCCGCTTGCATGACGTAACCGCGATCCTCAATAAAGTTCGTGTACAGCTTGTTTTCATCGTTCCAATGCTTCTTGTGAATGTCGTCAACGGTCTTCAAATCGCAAAAGTAACCCTTGTCCAGGACTAGACTGTCAATCTTGCCCTTCCATTCGTGACCACCAATCTTACCGGTCGCGATCACTTCTTTTTTACCTGGCGTATAAACAAAGTTGAACCACTCGTCATCTTCTAATGTCTTGATCATCTTGTCGGCCAGTTTAAACTCGGCTCGTAAGTGGCCGTTAGGATTGGTTTTCGTTGGCTTGGTCATCATCAGTTCCCGGTTAGTTTTCGTCCCGGTTTCTGACCGGTCTAACCAAGCTTGGTGTGCTTCAGGGCTTTCGAAGTATGAGTGGATGTAATTACCAACTAACAAAGCTGTCGGGCTTGATGTCGGCTGCCAATCTTCCTTGAGCTTTGCTAAAGTGGCGGCTTCACACTTTTTAAAGTCTTTGTACAGGCTAAAGCTCATGTACTCCCAATCGGTTTCGTGTGAGTAATAATTTTCGGCGGTCAAATTAGGCATTTTCGTCACCCCCTACGAAGTCGTAAATGGAGGTTTGTCCTTCAGGTAACTCTTCCCCGTTTTCCTTATCCGTGTCTTGCAAAGCGGGCCTAGAATCGTTTTTAGTCTCTGATTCGATAATTTCCCCATCCTCCACCTTTTCGGCCTCTACGGGCTTCTCTGAGCCTTGTGGCTTGTTGCTCTTTTTTTCGGTTTCTTGTGCCTTCTTAAAGTCGGCTAGTAATTGTGTTGAACTTTCCTCTTCGGTGGTGGCCGTTACGTCCTTTGGCTCTTCATACTCTGCTTCGGTGGCGGCGTTAATTGAGCCAGTCAGCAAGTCACTATCGTCTGATGTATTGATGAACATCTTAGCGGCTCGGTTAATGACAGTCCGCTTGGCCATTTGATCACTGTACTTGTTTTGGATACTGTGCTGCTTACTTTGATCCCATGCAGTCTGGATTTGTTTCATGGTCATGATAGTGTAGTCGGTCCGGCCGTTTACTAGTTTGATGAAGGCAAAAGCCCCTCTGATCGGCTTATCGAGGTTGGTAAAGCTAGGCTTGAACTTAGTCACAATGATGTGGCCAAGTTCGTCAGCTCCAATCTCAAACTCATCGCCTTGATGAATTACTTGAGCATCGATGTCTTCGATGCTATCCAGGCGTTTCAGCACAGCAATCGTTCCGAAGTAAGACCGCCGCATTTGAAGTTCGTTACCGTAAACGATGAAGTAACACTGGCTTTTCGCTGGTGATAGACCTTGAATAGCCATATCTAATAAGGCGTTTGCGATACTTGGTTGTAAGCAAATATTTAACGCTGGGCGACCTTGCCGATCCTTTACTGACTGCAATCGTAGATAAGCCGCCTTCAAGGCGTTCTGAGCGTTGTAATGTGCTGGAAGGGCTAACCCTTCGTCCTTCAGAGTTTCCAGGCGCCCTGCGACTTGATCGGTTAATTTGTTAGCGTTTACTAGTGATTGTGGTTGCTGCTGTTGATACATGGTTAAAACCTCCCTGTGACTTCGTGCTTCCAGTCCTTTGCGTACAGAACTAATTTCTCTGCTTGCTCAATAATGGCGTCATGCTCTGCGATTGCTTCACTACGCGTCATCGGTTCGTGCAAGGCCAGGCGGTTAGTATCGTTAAGCAAGTGCTCGCTAGCCCTAATTAGCCGGTCTGCAACTTGCCCGATTTTTAATTCATCGTTTGTCATGTTAAAATTACCTCGTAAAATCTTTTCTTATACGTTTTTACTGAAGTCTAGCGGTTGCCTCCGCTGGGCTTTTTTACGTTCTGTGGGAAGCTGTACTTGAAGCTAGCCAAGACATATGGCACGATAGCCACCGTCGCCAAGATCAAGTGGTTCGTCAGTAGTAGCGAAATCGCCAATACAAACAAAGCTGCGTACGCCAATCCTTCAGTGCTAGTCATTATTGAACTCCTCCCTGTAGTGTTCGTTGCGTAGCTTCATTTCTAGGCGGTGGCAACGCTCTGTGAGTAGAACGTTGTTGACCACCAAAGCGATCAAGAAGACCGCCATGATGACCAGTAATAGCCCCATCTCTATCCCTCCTATAACTTGGCTCGCCAGTCAATCAAATCGACATTGGCGTTGATCCATTCAATTGCTTTGCGTTCATTAATCTTAATCGGGTGCCCTCGTCCTGCGTTTAGTCCGTAGACAAACGCCTGCGTTTCTGGGTGGCCTTCGAAGATGTAGGCCTTGACCCATTCTTTGCCCTTGCGCATCGGCAAGAGCCCAATGAATTCGTCTAGGCCGATCATCTTGTCGACCTCTTGGCGCCTGGGCAAGCCATACTCCTTCAAGAACATCGGCCGAATCTGCTCATAGAGTTGGGCGATCAAGTCCGGTGTGAAGTCATCTATTTGCAGTGGCATTATCAACCTCTCCTTTCTGTTATGATTAAGTCATCCCCTAATGAAAGGAGGTGAAAACTATGTGTAAAATAAATGAAGAGTTCCTAAAGTATTCTCGTGAACTTACTAAGATTAACGGTGCTAGTGTGTCTGCCACTATTAAGATCGCTCATCCTAGTGATTGTACAAACTACGTCATTAGTGAGACTCCTGAACACGTTGAAAAACTTGCTATTTATGAGAGCGGTTTGGCTATCTACTTTAGCCAAACCTCAAGTAGATTAGTTTTAAAATCTAATTACCCCTTCATTGATAAGGAAGACGGTAATATATGGATTATGAATGAATAGTTACTTTAATCTCAGATGTTGAAACGCTAACTTCCGTTTTACCTACTTTTGTAACGCTACTGTTTCGGTCAGTAGCGTTTTTTTCTGTTTCTTCATTCATCCCTATACCTCCCTACAGTCCCAGATCGTCGTCCTGAATCTCCAGTGCATTATCCTGGAACACCTTCAGCGCTTCGGGAAAGTAGCGCCAAGCTCCTTCTGGGGTCCGATAGCTTAAGTGTTGATCCCGTTTAATTCCAAGTTTGTTACCCCACTTGCCAATCTGGATTGCAGAAACACCCAACTTATTGGCAATCTCGCTGGCTGTATATTCCCGCTGGCCGCCAACTGGTAAGGAAGTCATTGTGTTAATTGCTTCGTTCCGCATCTCCGTTGCCATTCGACGTTCGCCGTAATCGTCAGCAACATTCGCTAATTCCAGCCAGATTTTGGCGTCCTCATTGCGGAGCTGGTGGTCCTTGTTAATGTTCTGTTTCCGCATTTCTGCTAACCACTTGAGCTTGAACTCTAAGTTCTCACGAGTGAGATTCTTGTCGGTGCCGATCATCTTGCCATTGTGTTCAGCTTGGTATTGGTTAAATAAGCCGACGTATGTTGCTGTGAAGATCGTTCCCTTCTTGCCGGTCAGCTTGTTGGCCACAAACTCGCAACCTTGTTTTGTTAGCAGGTAGCATTTTCTAACCTCGCCTTTTGCGTCTTCGTAGCTCGATTCAATGAAGAAATCTAACGAATCCAATTTTGGATCGGTTAAGATATCGTTGATATACCGGGAAATGTCACGCATTAAATGTGCGTGAGTTTTTCCGATCATCTTCGCAACGTCCCGGGTATCCATAACATCTTGATTGTTAACTTGCTTGATCAATTTTTTAGTTTCCATCTACTATTCTCCTTGTGCTTATATCGCACGATTCAATGTAAAAAATATTTAATTATACAATTGTTCAATCTCCACTCCTAGCTTATTAGCTAGAAGTGGCATTTCAACCGCCTTAAAGTTCACTTGACCCGACTCGCGCCTGTTGTAAACCGTCCGTGGCATGTGCAAGCACTCTGCCATCTGCTCTTGAGTTAGATCTAGGTCTCTCCGCCGTTTGCGAATGAATGCTAAATTCACGGTAGGCATATCTATCCTTCCTCCCTCCTTTGTTGTGCGATTAACGCTCGGTTAATGATTATACTATATCGTGCTTTAAACGCACTGTCAATATTTTTAACGTGTTTTTTTAGCTCTCAGCGTACTTTTTTGACACGTTCGAAGATATAATTAATCGAAAACAACACTTAATAAAGGAGGTAGCGACATGAACTCAGAAGATATTTTACGGATGAACGTTACCCGATTACGTGAGCAACGTGGCTGGTCAATCCAGGAATTAGCTTCACGCCTAAATTTAGATCGAACTTATTTAAGCAAGTCGGAAAGTGGCAAGAGGAGCTTTAAAGTTAGTGAGGTAAACCAGCTTGCTGAGATTTTCGGTGTCTCCACCGACTACCTACTCGGTAGAAAAACACCGGACAATAACGATATAGATTTAGATAGAGCCATTGATAATGCAATGAGTTTTGACGGCAAACCGGTTACTGATCACGACAGAAAAATAATGAAACAGCTTTGGAAAGCATACATGGCCGGTAAAGAATAAGGTGATGTGTATGGCTGAAAAAGTTATAGACATCATTAGAGAACTCGGTGTAGAGGTAATCATTGGCGACTTTGACAATCCTGGATACTACGTACCTGAGTTTAACGCTATTTACGTAGATGAAAAGCTCGACGAGTGCCAACACGAAGCAGTTCTGTTGCATGAGTTGGGGCATGCTGCCAAACAGAAAAACGAAATTGAGCTATACAATGCAACCAAGACAATGAAACTTAAAATGGAATGCGAAGCCAATCGTTTTATGATTAGTTATCTGTTCCATCGATACATCAAATACACCGGCGAGGAACCATATAGGGTCGATTATCTAGAGTTTATGCGCCAGAATGACATCCCTTTGAGAGATGAGAATATCGTTAAAGAGATAATCGCCGACTATTGACCAAATACTGATGTCATTAAAAGCTGAAACTATGTATATTGAAGAGGTTACTATGTTCATATTTATTCTTTGTATATTTATTGGATTAATAGCATTTGTATCGCATTCAAATAACCAAGAAAAAGAAAAACAAAAACAAGCACAAGAAGAACTAAACAGAATGCAAGATGATTTAAACAGTCAAAAACAAAAGTTTGAGGAAAAGCTTTCTAACTTAGTTGATCGAGAGAATGACTTGAAAAAGAAAGAACAGGAAAAAGAGAATCTCGAAAAAACTATTACATCATTAAAAAATGAACTAACAGAAATTGACAATGAAGTATCGATGTCATATAAGAATTCACTGCCCTCTACATCATCTTCTTTAGTAGATTTAAATATTTCTGATGAAACAACCTCTTCAGAAATCAAAAATAAATTAGCCATTTTAAAAGATGAAAATACTGAACTAATTAAAAATAAATCCGTAAAAATATCCTCATACATTGATTCGTCTAGAGAACGTAACAAATTATCAAGAAAAGTCCTTATTGCCTTCAACTCAGAAGTAGCTGGACTACTTAATAGATTGACCTTGGCAAATATCGACAGTACCAGAAACAAAATAATTAAATCATTTAATCGTATAAACAAACTTTTCGAAGATGATAATGTGCAGATTTCTACAAAATATCTAGAATATCAATTAACTGTACTTGAGCTAAATTACCAATTCATCTTGAAAAAACACAACGAAAAAGAACAGCAAGCTGCAATTAAGGAACAAATGATTGATGAAGCAAAAGCACAAAAGGAATTAGAACGTGAGCAAAAGAAAATAGAGTCTGAACAGCGAAAATTCAGCAACGAATTAGAAAAAACAATGAAATATTTAAGCAAAAGTAACGACTCTGTACAAAGTGAAATATACGCTGAAAAAATCAAGGAGCTTGAAGAAAAAATTAAACAACTTGATAAAGACAAAAGTGATATCAACAATCGTCTATTAAACACTCGTGCAGGTTATGTATACGTGATTTCTAATATCGGTTCATTCGGAGAAAACATCTACAAAATCGGTATGACTAAGCGCTTGAATCCACTAGATCGTGTTAATGAATTAGGAAGCGCCTCTGTTCCATTTAAATTTGATGTACATGCAATGATTTTTTCTGAAGACGCACCCAAGCTGGAGAATCACCTTCATAAAGTATTTGCCATCAAATCAGTTAACAAAATTAATTCACGTAAAGAATTCTTTAATGTTTCGTTGAAAGAAATTGAAAAAGAGGTACTAGATAATTTTGATGCTACTGTCGAATTCACGGAATTTGCTAAAGCTGAAGAATATCGTAGAAGTCTAGAACTTTCTACATTAGACGAACGAAGCACCGCTGGATAGGCAGCTTGTTCTGAGACGATGTTAATCTTTGAATTGACTTGTCAATTCTTTTCGTTTTCTTTTTAATTTGCCGATAAACCCTTATATAACGGGGTTTTATTCTTTTTCTTTCTTTTTTTATGAGAATTGTCCAAGCGTGATCGACGTTAAAAGCTGTTGGGAGGAGGTTCATATATGAAAAAAATAGGTTTAATTTGCGTAGCTGCATTAATGGGAATGGCGCTTACTGCGTGTGGCAACTCTTCAGCACAAAGGTCCACAAAGATCAGCAGTAGTTCTTCATCGACTAAATCAGTTCAAAAGCACAAATCCGCAAAGAAAAACAAGCATGAAAAAAAGAAGCAAAGCTCAATTAGCTCGGCTTCTTCTAGTTCATCTCAATCTCAAACTGCTGCTCAACAATCATCTCAATCTCAAACTGCTGCTCAACAAAATGAACAGTCATCAACACAAGCGACGCAAACCAGCACCACCAAATCACAGGGTGAAATTAATCGTGAGCGTGGTTATGATCCAAACGGCGCATCACTATTGCCCGGCCAAGATCATGCTGCGGGATCGAATCCAGATGGGACGCCAGACGCTTGGGTTCAAGGACAGATCGATTGGGCAAAACAAAATGGATATTTAAATTCAGATGGCACGGAAACCGATAAAGGTCGTGCGGCAGATCAAGAAGTTGAACAAAACGAGCAAGATTGGTAAAAGGAATCACAACATATGAATTTGAACAAACTAAACGATGAAGAAGTTAAAATACTAATTAACGAAATTAAATATTTTCTTGGCCATGTCCAACTTCAAATCCCGACTGCTCCTATCCTAGTATTTGGTACATAAATTTTTGAACAGTTGTGCCATAATTAATAAAACAAGATAGGAGCATTCCAATGAAACGATATCAAGATGATTTTAAAGCCAGCATTGTGAAGATGCATCGTGAAGAGAAAAGATCTATTCGCTCGCTTTCCGAGGAATACGGTGTTTCTCCAGCCGCAATTCATAACTGGGTTAAAGGCGCTAAATCAGTTGAGCTAGAAGACGGTACTGAAGTAACGTCCAAAGAATTCAAACAACTTCAAAAGGAAAATCAGCGATTAAGGGAGGAACTTGAAATTTTAAAAGCTGCGGCGGTGTTACTGGGAAAGCATTAGGACGAATTAATTGCCTTGTCTTCATAGAAGATCAGTTATTGCGACACCGCTTATCAATTATTCTTTCGGCACTGAAATTACCGCGCAGCACCTATTACCATTGGAAAAGATATCAACCTAGTCAACACGAACGTGTTGATAATCAGCTCAAAGAAAAAATTAAATTGATTTGGGAAAATAATTATCGTGCCTATGGTTATCCACGAATAACGATGGTGCTTCGCAAGTCAGGCATCTGTGTTGGGTCAAAACGAATTTTACGATTAATGAGGGAAATGGAGATTCACTCTTTAATGAATCGGCGATTTAAAAAACCCGGCACTCATGTGGATCATTCACAACGCCCCAATTTAATCAAGCACCAGCCCAATGCAAGGATATGGCGTGCTGACATTACTTATTTGGAATTACGTCCAGGAACCTGGGTTTATCTCAGTTCTATTTACGAACCAAAGGTTCATCAAGTCCTTGCTTTCAAGATTGGTCGTCAGATGGAGGCGACGTTAGTTGTAGAAACGATTAATCAGGCGCTTGAATGTCATCAAAAGCCACAATATTTTCACTCTGACATGGGTTCACAGTACACCAGCAACGAAGTTGAAACTTTACTTGAACGGCATCAGATTAGTCACTCATACTCAAAACAAGGTTATCCTTATGATAATGGGCCAATTGAAGCTTTTCACTCATTGTTGAAGAGAGAGTTTGCCTTTCAAACAACTTTTTCCAATTTTGAGGACTTGGTAATCCGAACCTCAAATTACATCAGTTGGTTTAATTCCGACAGAATTAGAACGAGTGTTTAGAAAAAGATGTGCCATTTATTGACATAGGAGCAGACAATTGGGCAGTATAAAAAGATTGCCGATGTAAAGGGTGAAGAGCATGGCATTGCCTATAAGTTTCACGTTTATCGTGGCATTGAAGAAAATAAGTATTCAATGCATTTGAGGTTTGCTGAAAACAATATCCATTTGATTCGTCTCTGCATTAGCGGAAGTAAACACCATAATAGTGATGGTTCAGTAGCTGATTTTGACCACGTTCATATCTATCAAACTGCCGATAATGGTAAAGTAGAAGGGTATGCTTATAGCCTTGACAATTTTCCATTTGATAAAGATAATAGCCTTGCAGAATCAGTAGAAAAATTTCTAGACTATATAAACTTAAGAGAAAGGAGTGCTTAGATTGCTAGAGCTAAATGCACAGGAACTTAGCGATAAGTATATACAGTGGTATAAAGAGCAGGTTTCATTTAGAAATGTAAAAAAGAATATCGTAAGAATAGACTCTCCTTTTCTCGACAGTTTCCAAGACGAAATAGTCCTATATGCAATTCAGCAACCAGACGGAAGTATTAGGCTAACCGATGATGGATGGACGATCAATAACTTAGAAGAGCATGGCGTTTTTATAAATCGTTCTAAGCACCGAAAAGAGATCCTCAAACAGCAGATCGGCCTATATGGTGTTGAAAAGACTGAATTTGATGAACTTTCGGTTGTGGCGGACATGTCACATTTTTCCGAAGCTAAGCATCGCCTCTTGCAGGCAGTACTCTTTGTTAATGACATGTTCATGTTTTCGCCCTCGAATACGTCTAACGTCTTCTTAGATGACATACAGAATTTCTTTGACGAACATAACATTCGAGCAACTGCCGGAGTCTCGTTTTTAGGAAATAGTGGCCTTACACATAAATATGATTTCTTAATCTCAGGCTTCAAGGAGATTCCCACTAGACTTATTAAGACTCTTTCGGCTAGCAATAACGATTCCATCTTTGCTAAATCAATTTTAACCGATATCTCGCAAACTCGCGTTGTTCGTTCAGAACCTACTACGTACTATGTTTTTATCAATGACTTAGATAAAAGCAATAATAAGATTGACGTTAACCCAGATATACTAACTTTATTTGAGCAGAACGACATCAAACCCGTAAAATATACCGATCGAAATAGCGTTATTGATGAGTTGGCTGCCTAAATTCAAATTACAATATCTTTAATCTTTCAGCCGGTCATAATGGCCGGTTTTAAAAGCCACTAAATCGAACATACGTTTAATTAAGGAGGGTGCAATTATGGCGTCATATGTAAAAAGGTACGGTAAGTGGCAAGCTCGTATCAGCTGGTATGATACTGCTGGAAAACGGAGGTTTAAAAACAAAGGCGGCTTCGCGACTAAGAGCCTGGCTAAAAAGTGGGCAGTCGAGAATGAAGCTAACTTGGCCAAAGGAATCCTGACCGATAAGGAAATCACTTTTGCCGATTACGTTGATCAGTGGGTTACGACTTACAAAGAACCAAAGGTGGCGAAAATCACACTTGACCGGTACCACTACACCGCTAACGAAGTGCGCCGTTTCTTTAAGCTGACACCAATCAGGCAAGTCACCAGGACGATGTACCAAGAGTTCATCAATGACTATGGCAGCTGTCACGCACCGTCCACTGTCAAAAAGGTTAACAGCTACATTCGATCAGCAGTTAAATCAGCGATCCTTGATGACTATCTGATCAAGGACTTCACGCAAGGTGTGGAGCTGAACAGCGATAAGTCACGGTCGATCAAGGTCGACTACCTCAACAAAGCTGAAATTCACCGCTTAATCCAACACGCTGAAGCGGGATTAATCCGTCGCTACACTTCCCGCCACATGATTGTGACGGCGATTTACACGGGAATGCGGTTAGCTGAGATTCAGGCACTTACGTGGTCGGACATTGATTGGATTAAATCTACAATCACGATCAACAAGTCGTGGGACGCCCATACACGCCAATTCAAGCCGACTAAAACAGAATCGTCTAATCGGGTCATCAAGGTGAATCGTCATCTTCTGGCGCTTCTGAGAGGGCTTAGAACGCATTCTAAAAGCAATATGGTTTTCCTCACCCAGTTTGGCACCATTCCCACCAGTAACGCCGTCAATAAGACGCTGAGAACGCTCCTGGCCGACTTAGGCATTAACCGGCAGAACTTCCACTTCCACAGTCTCCGTCACTCACACGTGGCGCTCTTGCTAGCGAGTGGCATTGATCTCTACGCCATCAGCAAACGACTTGGTCACTCTTCGACCGTGATCACGTCTAACACTTATGCTTACTTGATCGATGAGTACAAAGCCCAGACCGATGAACTGATCATCGCCGCGCTTGAATCCATCTAA